AGCACAATCAATTTATATCGGAAGTGTAGCAGCAAATAAATCTGACAAAGTTAGAGCTACTATAGAACAAAATTTTGAAGTAATTCCAATTGAAAGTTTTGGTCAGCAAGCAGACGGCACAGTAGAAACTTACATGGACGGTGGTTGCGGCAGCACACAAGGAGATACCAGATTAGCTATTAAAACACTACCCGGTCCAGGATTTGAAACCGACAGCGAAAGAGTTGTTAACCCTACAAGTCCAAAAGTATTTTCATTTAAAGGAAAAACGCATAGAGTTACAGGATATTTTAATGATGTAACCCAATTAAATATTTCCGGAAGTTTAACCACATCAATAGACGAATACATAGCAAATGGTGCTGACGGAGCGTACACTGCGGTTGGTAGGGTAACACAGAACAAGACAGCAAATTCTATTACAATATGTGACATAGCAGGAACTGGAACGTTTGGAAATGGTGACACAGTATACAGAGGAACGAGTTTAGCAAACTTATCAAGTACAGGTACAACAATTTCGTCATTAGACGGACAAGAATACGCAATACTAACCTTTGAAGATGCTGATGTAAATTTAACAAATGTAGCAAGTGGACTTGTTGAACCAGTACAAGACGGCAATGGCGATAATTTTAACAGAATATTTAATGCAGGACTTGAAGTTGGAGCCCCGGGAGAAATTACCGTTGCTATATCATTGCTCAGAGCAACAGGACACGATTTTACACAAATAGGAACAGGTGGCTATAATACTTCTAATTATCCAAATGTGATTCTAGGAGATCCTATACAGCCGGTAAGCGATAACTATTGGACAAATGATGTAGGTTTCCAAAGCACTGCACAAGTTTGGGAAAAGAAAAAAGGCAGGGTATTCTGGGTTAGTACAGATCAATATGGATTTTTTAGGGTAGGTCGATTCTTTAGTGTTGATCAAGGTACCGGCGCAATTACGTTTGGTGGCGAAGTTGGAATATCAAATGCTAATTCATTAGGATTTAAAAAAGGTGTAACAATTAATGAATTTTCTTCCGACGAGCAATTTGCTGATGATTCAAATTTAGCTGTACCAACCGAAAAGGCAATTAGGGCATATATAAAACGTGTATTAGGCATAGATCCAAATAATCCTTCAATTATACTTGCTTCAAGCCAACGTATAGGTCCAGGGTTCCTTCCATTAAATGGAACTGTAGCAATGGAAGGTAACCTAAATATGGGTTTTGATCCAAACACATTGCAAGAGCATAGGATTCGCAATCTTGGTACCCCAGTAGATGGAACAGACGCTGTAAATAAAAATTATGTCGATGGAAGAGTTGGTGGTGTACCTCTGTCAAAAGTGAAAAATTTCATGATAGATACAAGACAACCAGATCCTGCAATTGATCCTTTGACGTCACCAGCAAGCGAACCTGGATATTTAGAGGCGAATGAATTTATTGTAAGCACAGGAAACTGGGTTCTTTATCTAGATGCAAATTCATCAGATTTATTTCCTGATAATACTGCGATTAGAAATACAGCCGATCCTGGATCAGCATCAATAACAGGCACTATTATACAATCACACATTGTGGTAGATCCATTATACGGCAGTGTTCGGAGGATTAGTTATACACTCACTAGTGGTGCGGCTCCGTTCTCGACTGCAACTCTCGTTGGTGGAACGTTGTATGGCGGAGCATATGTCGATCCAGATGCAGAATTTACCGGCAGTATTTTACCAGACGGAAACGGCGGATCTTTTGAAGAAATAACGAATGCAGGACATCATGTTTCAACAAGCACTCCCGCAGATTGGAACGGAAATGATATTATTGCTACTGTAAATAGGTCAAAAGATTTTGCAAGTATAAGTTTTGCAATTCGAGATGATTCCATTGTAAATGCTGATGTAAATTCCCAAGCAGGTATTGTACAATCTAAACTCTCATTAAACATTGCAAAAACCGTAGCTGACGATGATGCAATTTCAAGCCAAGCTGATCGCGGCTCGGCTGCATTTCTAGCAGCAAATTTCACTGCATCGGCTAAGGGTTTAATTTCATTAAAAGCAAATGGTGTTGCACTAGGGAACATAGCACAAGTGTCTTCAGGTGTAGTATTAGGACGTACAGAGGCCGGTACAGGAGATGTATCTGCTATTAGCTTTAGCGATATTACTTCAGGCGGAGGATCTTTACTCAAGTCATATTTCGCAACAGCCGGTATCATGTATAGGTCAAGTACAACAGGATCTGGTGCAGCAAGTGATTGGGGTATCCTAAGCTATAGCACAGGAGCAAGTGCAAGCACGATTGCTCAAAGAGATGGATCTGGCGATTTAAAAGCTAGTAGTTTAAATTTTACAAGTTCTATAAAATACGACGACAATATAATTATCACATCAGGTGGCGAAGGCCAAGTTAGAGTAGGAGGTGTATATCCTGGATCAACTGATTTCCAAGTTGGTAGCAAGTATGTATCTGGTCAATTTGTTTATACCAGCGGAGTAGGTAGTTTACAAATTAATAAAACAAACAATACAGGAGCAGCATTATTACTAGGAACATCTGGTCAAGGCTCAGAAGCAGATACAAATGTTTCAGCAGACTCTATGGTTTGGTGGTTAGGAGGCGCAGCACGTTACAAGATGGATTTTGTTGATGTAGGCACTGAGGCACAACCAGACGAACGGGCAAGATTTTATCCACTTAGCACTCAACCAGTTGATTTAGGAACGGTAAGTAATCCTTATTCAATTGTACATGGAGACGTTTTTTCTGGATATAGCACAAAGTCTAAATATGCAGATTTAGCTGAAAATTATCTCGCTGATGAACGATACGAAGATGGCACTGTATTAGTGTTCGGTGGTGCTGAAGAAATTACTGTAACTAACACAAAAGGCGATAAACGTGTAGCAGGAGTAGTTAGTACAAATCCTGCACATTTGATGAATGAAGCATTAGAAGGAGAGCATGTGACTCCATTGGCACTACAAGGGCGTGTACCATGTAAGGTCATTGGTAAAGTTGCAAAAGGTGATATGCTAGTAACAAGTGCAATACCTGGTTACGCAATAGTTGATAATGATCCAAGGATAGGAACTGTCTTAGGTAAGGCAGTAGGAGAAAAAACCGACGACGGGAAGGGCGTTGTTGAAATTGTAGTAGGAAGATTATAATGGCAAAACAATCCGTAAATATAGGAAGTAGCGAGAATAAAGGCGACGGTGATCCGTTAAGGACTGCATTCCAAAAGATTAATGAAAACTTTGACGAACTGTATGTACAACATGGATCTGACACTGGTGTTGTTGGCACAGAATCAACTGTAGACATAAATGTAAATGAAACTAAAATTGCAAGTTTTACAAGCGAAGGATTGATTCCAGAGCTAGACGAAACTTATAATCTAGGTTCACCTGATAAAAAATGGAATTCATTATATGTAGCAGCAGAAACTATTTTCTTAGGTGATAAAACACTAAGCGCAAATAAAATACTAGATTTTGATCTAAATATTAGTCCTGAAATTTTAGAAATACAATTAGATGAGCCTACTGCAGGTCACGGCACAGCATGGCTTTGGACATGGACAACTAGCAGTCTGCCTTATACAAGGACGGTAATTACAAATAGTCCAGAAACAATCGTACCTTTATATATGCAAGGGCAATACCAAATTAATAACTTTGCAAGCAGCATACACGGTGATATGACACAAACTCATAGCTTTAAATTAAAATGGGTAGAAGGTGCAGGTGATGATAATCTCGTAGATTGGGTAAATTATGCAGAATTATCAAAAAGCCATCCAGATATAGATAGCGGAAATAGTCATACAATCACTGTACTACAATTTACAGTGCCTGCAGAAATTACAGTACCAACTTTAAATCTTCCAACTGTTAACTATTATGTGCAAGCAATGATGAACGACGGTTCATTAAATTGGATGTTTATGCCAGACCCGGCAAACCCTGCTGTAACAGGAACTTCGCATGGGTTCAATCCAACTATAGGTCCTTGGTATAGAGGAGGAACTTATATAATCAATGTCAATGCTGCAGGTCATCCTTTTTACCTTACTACAGAGGAAACAGTATTTGCGTCAGGAGAATACATAGGCGAATACACAACTGGAGTAACTGGATCTAGGACTGATGTAGGGACAGTTACTGTAGTTGTGCCGATGGACGCACCAGATACACTGTACTATCAGTGTGGTAATCATCAAAGCATGCGAGGAGAAATAAGGTTAAAAGATCTTGAAGTTGAGACAAACGAAAATGGAAACTATATTATATACGGTCAACATAGCCAAGAAAGTCATTTCACACCAATTGAACTTAGACCAATACCTGCTCTCGTAGATCAAATGTGTTTGGTTTATGATCAAGCGAACAATAAATTTGTACCACAAGATTTAGCAACTTATGTAGAAAGGACTCCTAGCTTAAAAAATAAGATTAAAGAAGTTGCAGGAACTGCAGGAACAACTACTACATCTACTGCCACAGCAACTGTGGCAGGAACAAGAGTTTTATATGATTCAAATTACTTACCTGTAATCGGTAATGAACCAGGAGATACTGCTTTTACAACTGACACAAATAGTTTTCATATCTGGGCCAATAATCAGTGGAATGTTCCTGGAGGCGCACCGGCAAAAGGAAATTGGGATTTAATAGATGAAGTTTCATTTGTAGAGGCTACAGGACCGGGTGTAACATTTGAAAATGCTGCTGATGTTCTAAATTACTCTGAAATTAATTTTGTATTTGAACTTTCAAATTTTGAAATGAACCTTACTGGTTATAATGAAAATATTGCAGAAGGACCATATTTATACATAAGGCCTTTCATAGGAACAATTAATTCACCAGCTTACTTAACTAGTTCTTTTTATAAAGAATATACAACGACCTCAAACAATGCAGCAAGTAGATCTTTTTCAGGTCTGAATAATTCATCTAGCTCTATACTTTTAAATTCGTACCAAATACACGGTTTGCATTCTGCATACGAATATTGGTGGCAGGTCGCACCAACCGATGCTCGAGAACGTAAATTGCAAGGATTTGCAAAATGGTATCCAGGAATAGTAGCCGATGTCGATAATAATGGTGCAACCATCATAGGCGGTGAAAGTTTTCTAACATTTTCAACTTATACTTACAATAATATTCAGATACCCACAGGGCCCTACTCTTTTAGGTACCTAAGGAATTATACAGCAGTAGATATGTTTCAAGCAAACAAAATTGTAACCAAACAAGTCCCTACAGGATTTATATTATATGCAACCAGATGGATTTCTGGAGTTTTGCGATTATATGGAAGAAAAAAATAAGGAAAAAAATGCAAGTACACACATCAAAGGGTATTATTGAAATACCAGATATAGCACCTATAGATACTAACGAGCAGCTAAAACAAACATTCAAAGATGAACGGAATCAATTATTAGCAGAAACTGATTGGATTGTAACAAAATCTTTAGAATCAGGAGAGGCAGTACCGGATGAATGGAAACAATACAGGCAAGCTCTTAGAGACATCCCCTCACAACCTGACTTTCCAGATAGTATAGAATGGCCAACAAAACCAGAATGAGAACAAGGATAAATACAAAAAGTAATTTAGGATTTTAAAATATGGCAAAACGATTTCCCCTTGTAGTTGACACAGAAAATAATAATAGGATTATTGAACTTCCAATAGACGACTGTTTAGATTTAACTGGATCAGATATTTGCTCAGTTGAAAATATTACAGTAACAGGAACAATAACACTACCAACTGGTCCTGTAACTAGCTTTACCGGCAATTATAGTGATTTAGCTGATCCTCCACCTATTCCAAGCAGATTGATTGATTTAGGTATACTTGACGGTGACGCAGGACAGGTACTTAAGACTAACGGAAATGGAAGTTTTTACTTTGGTAACCAAAGTATAGATTGGGCAGATGTAGGACAAAGACCAAATATTCCATCAGCACTTACAGATTTACAAATCGCAGATGGTGTTGCAGGAACTTATCTTACAACAGATGGGGAAGGAAATTTTACTTTTGCAAATATTACAGATGTTAACCTAGGTAATTTAAGCATTGATGCAGACCAAATTACTAATATAAATCCTAATGGAGATATAGTTTTAAAACCAACCGGTGCAGGTTATTTAAACATAGATACTGTAACCGGTATTAGAGTTCCAGTTGGTACTACTTTACAACGTTCTCCTAATGCTAAAGGTGTGATACGATTTAATGAAGATCTTGATGTCTTTGAAGGATATAACGGTACTGGATGGGCAAGCTTAGGAGGTGTAAGATCTTTAGATGGCGAAACGTTTGTTTTGGCTGAAACAACACCCGGAGCAGGCGATGATAAATTATTGTTTTACACCGACGGAGTCCTTAGATTAGAGATATCTAATACAGAAGTAAATTTTGATGAAAATTTAACGGTTAATATTCCAAACCTAAGTGTAACAAATTTACAATTAGAACAATCGTTAGATTTATCAGGTGACATTACCATAGGCGATACAGAATCTGATACGTTTGCTCTCTACGCAAACATCGCAGGAAATCTTATTCCTAAAACACATGATACTTATGATATCGGATCTAAAACAAAACAATGGCAAAATTTATTTGTTACCGATCGTGTCCAATTAAATGGTTTAGAATTTCCAAAAATAGACGGCGAAGTAAATTCTTTGTTACAAACAAATGGCGCAGGAGAATTGGAATGGGCTCACGCAGATCGCTGGGGCGGAAATCGTGTTTATGTAAGCTCTGAATACGGAGACGATGACAATGACGGTATTACTGCTCCTGTAAGGACTATTAAAAAAGGTTTGCAAATAGCAGGAGGAATGGTATTTGAACCAGTTAATAAAGATCAATTTGTAGAACATGAAACAAGAATACTAAGAAATGCCAAAAAAGATATAGCAGATGCTGTAATTAAATGGATAGCTGATACTTATGGATTTACATTTGGTTATGATACAATCAAGTGTAGACGTGATATGGATTTAATAATTGATGCTATTTTGTTAGATCAATTATTAGGCACAAATTATAATGCAATTACAGCAGGACTTGCATATCAAAGAGCAAATAGCAGTTATGTAACTGGCACACAAAATCTAGTGACATTAGGAGCTCTAGATCAATTAAAAGTTCAGCTTACAAGTCTCAATCTTTGGAATACATCACTAAACGAATTGCATGACAGTATTGATGAAATTTCTGATATCTTTACAAATGGTGTAACTGCAGCAAATAATTTATCTTTTGTTGCACCGCCGATGACACCAACTCCTGCAGCCGAGGAAACAAAATTCAAATTAATTAATAATAAAGAATTTATTAAGGCTGAAATCATTGCATGGATAGGTGTAAACCATCCTACGTTGGTTTATGATGCTGCTAAATGTAATAGAGATGTTGGGTACATAATAGACGGACTTTGCCATGATATTACATATGGTGGAAACTATGGCAGCATAACAAATGCTAAATCTTATTTTGTAGGAACTCAAGGACAATTAGGAGCAGGAGAAACCACAGCAACAGTTGAAGCTTACCAACATATGCAATCAGTGATTGAATCTGTAATAACAGGAATTACTGTAACAACTGCTGTAAGTCCATTAAATGACATTGACGGTAATCCTGTAAGTCAAATTACTGCAGGAGGTGTTGGAACTATTACAGAAGTAGTAAAGTCTAAAAATCTTATACAACTTATAATAGATGTTATCAACGACGGTAATTTAAACAATTTAGACAAAACATTTTTGCCTAACTTTGGCTGGAGTGATATAAGAAGAAAAGACACATATCATACAGTTAAAAGAGATCAATCTATAATAAAAAATAATGTAATCAACCATATTAATTCAACAAATGGTTTTTATGATTCCATAAAATGTCATAGAGATGTTATGGAAATTGTAGACTCTGTTACATATGATTTAAGATATGGTGGTAACAGTAGATCTGTTACTGCTGGTGAATCATACTATGATGCAAATAATGCATTATACATTGGCCTATCACAAAAAGCAGAAACTATTGCAGCAATAGAATATGCAAGAGATCTTGCTCTTACTTATGTTACTGGTACAAATGCAACTGCAATTGAAGCTAGCATGAATTTAATTGCATCTATTTTAGATGATAAAACAACTGCTCCAGCAAAAACATTTGGAAATGCTATACCAAAAACAGTAACAGTTATGGTTGCTACAGGAGATTATGTAGAAGACAATCCAATAATTGTACCAGATAACGTTAGTATTATAGGAGACAATTTAAGGCGTTCAATAATTAGACCAAAAAATGCAAATAGAGATTTATTTAGGGTAAGAAATGGTTGTTATTTTACTGGAGTAGTTTTTAGGGATCATGTAGACAGTAATGGAGTTCCTGATTACACTTTTAGATACGGGGTTAGTTTTGATAATCCTGCAGATACAGCAACCAGTCGAGCTGGATACATAGATTTACCTGCAAGCAGACCACTTATTTTTACATCACCTTATATACAAAATTGTTCAATTATCAGTTTCTTAGGAGCAGGCGGAGCAGAAATTGACGGTAACTTAGTTGATGTTCCAAATATTCCACCAAACGCAATAGAAGCAGAAAATCCTGTAGACTTAACTGATGGCATACCTGAACAAGGTAAGTCTATGGTAGCAAATGCTTATACTATTTTATCATTTGGCGGAAATGCATGGCGTGTGATGAATGATGCTTATGCCCAAATTGTTAGCTGTTTCGTAATATTTTGCGAAAACGGATGTTTAACACAAAATGGTGGTTATCTTTCAATAACAAACTCTGCTTCAAACTTTGGATTATTTAGTCTTAGATCTACTGGTTATAGTCAAAACAGTTTCATCTATGATCGAGGGTTTGTTTTTACCTACTACACGATAGAAGGATTCCAAGTATTTCGGGTTTGTGGGTTAAAAAGAGCTGCGCTAGAGCACTACGTTATACGATTGAAAACCAATAATGGTCAATTTGATGTGACTGACGATTTTACATTAAATGGCCAAAATGAAGATCAAAAAACTATTGGCTTTATTCCTAATACCACAACAGTTGTAGGTAATGAAATTACATTTCCATTGTTTGAATTTGACGGAGATACAGGTGTTGATGTAACAAATGACCGTATAGTTTTTGATACTCCGCATCCATATCATACAAATAATGCGGTAACATATTCAGCAAATGGTAATAACGAAATTGGCGGACTTACAGATAATGACACTTATTACGTTCAAGTTGTTGACGATTTACAAATTAGATTATTCCAATATGATCAAAATGGCGGTAAGTCTCTTATTATCTTAACTGCAACCTCAACAGGAACTCACCAATTACAAACTAAGCACGAATTTGTAAATGGAGATTACATAGAATATGATTCAAATAGCGATGCAGAAATAGTAGGACTACTACATGAAGTCAAATATTTTGTCAGTGTTCAGAGTCCAACAACAATTGCACTATTCCATGACGAAACAAGATTAAAACCAGTTAGAGATTTAGATGCAAGTGTATGCCAAGGATATCAAAATTGGAAAATTGGGTTTGAGTACATCTTCATCGAAGAAGTTGTATCCACACACAATACATACCAAGATTGGATTTTACCAGAAACAGTTGATATAAACGGTGTTCCTACTACAGTACAATATAATGTAATTTTAGGTAACGAGATAACCTGTGTTAAAAGCACAGGAAATATAATTCAGACTGGAATTGCTGGTTGGGATCCTGTAACAAGAACGCTTACAGTTTCATTAGAGACAACAACCGAAGGAACCACTGAAGTAAGAAACATAGGAGATCCAGGAACCCTTATACCAGGGAATACAATATGGTCAAATGCTGCTCAAATCCCAGTACTATCAGCTGTACCAAGAGATGATTTGTTCACATCAGATTTCAAAGTATTAACCACTCTCAATGCTGGTATAGACCCTGCAAAGTTACTAAGCTTAGGCACAAGTCAAATTTATTTACATCGTCCTTCAATATGTAACTCATCGGCTCATACATGGGAATTTGCAGGAAGTGGTATTGATTATAATGCTTTACCGCAAAACGGAGGATTGACAGACGAATATTTTGAACAAGTAAGCACCACACCAGGTAGAGTGTACAGTTCAGGAACAAACGAAATTGGCGATTTCAAAGTAGGTAACTTTGTTAGAGCTTACAATAGAACTGGTAATATCGACTTCAAAAACAAAGTTAATATTGGAGAACTTGATTCATTAGCTTTAAGTTTAAGTTCAGGTATTGTAGTTAACTCAATTTCTGGAGATATTGAACTAGGTGATAACGAAGTTGGCGGACCTTCAAATAACAGGTTAATTACACAATTAGCAATATACACATTCCTCAATAATAGGCTAGGCGATTTTATAGATAAAAAAGTATCAACAAATGCAATTCCTAGCTCTGTTGTACAACTTAACTCCAGTGGGCAAATTAATTCTGATTTAATACCTCCAACTGGAAATTTCACTGCATATATAGTTGAAACATACAAAGGAAGGCTATTACTTCATGAAGATATTCCAGTAGTCGATTTAAAAGCCGGTGACATTGTAATTGAAGAATACGACGAAATAACACTAACAGTCAGCGGAAATATAGCTTTAACCGAAGGAGATTTATTAGAGCAGGTTGACACTAATGGTATTGTTATTGCAAGTGCTTATGTAAAACAAAATTATCTGTCGGCGACAGAAATAAAATTAATTGAACCATTTTTTGGCACTTTCTCTGCTAATGTGGCTGCAAACATACTACAAGATCCAAATGGAGCTTTAACAGACGATAATGGAGCAAATGTTTACCCACTTATTATTGCTGGTCCAAGTGAAATTAGAGAAAACTACTTTATAACAACAAGTAGAGCTAAACAATACCTTGTAACACTTGCAGGAGAAACATATGACTTTACAAACACTACAACCATCCAAGGTGCAATTAGTGGTGCAATAGGGGATGTTGACGAATATCGCAAAGGTGTTTTAACAGGAGTTGATGTTATTAATGGATTGCCAGGCGGCGGAGAATATACACCTGGTGACTATGTCGATGTACAAATTTTATATTCAAGTGGTTCAACTGGTTCTAATCTTGGATCAGAAGCACTTGCAGATATAACAGTAAATTCAACTGGCGAAATTACTACATTTGATTTAAAAAGAGGTGGCATAAACTATACAGTAGGAGAATCATTAACTGTTGCTACGCTTGCAAGCGAGGCTACAATTCCTGGAGCAACATTCATTCCTAAGACAGGCGCTAATCCTGCATTAGAGTTTAGTATTGACATTACCACTGTAGAAGATAGACTTTATATCACATTAAACACGAGTGCAGGCCTAGAATTTAATGCATCATCAACCAATATAGATTTTATCGTAGATGATATTGTAACAAGTATACAAACTGTAACAGATGCGCAACCGCTAGTTCCAGGGTTCAACGGAGATAACATCGACACAATAAATGATATAATTTATACAAACGGTGCTCACGGATTATCAGATGGAGATATCGTTGTTTACGATCCTAATACGAATAATATTATTCAAGGCCTAGATGCATTAAAAAGCTATTATATAAAAGTAATAGATGTTGATCAAGTACAATTATTTGATAATTACGCATTAAATGGATTGCCTGTAAACCTAGGTAGTACACCTCATAATGGATCACCGGCACAATTACTTGTATACAATATCAGTTTAGAAAAAAATGCGTTCTATATACCTGCACACGGACTAACAGGCGGCGATGCTGTAAAATTAACAGCAACTGATCCTCCTTTAGGATTGAACGCAGGTGGATTTTATTTTGTTGGCAGTGTAACTGCCAACACATTTACACTGCATGTTGCAAGAGGATCAGCAATAGATAGTGTAAATGGATTAACAAAAGACGAAGTAACTTTGCTTGACAGAGGAACTGGGACTTCTACATTGCGTGTCCAAACTGTAATTATTACCGGAGACGCAAACACAAGTGGACAACTCGAGACAAGTTGGAGTAATTTAACTTCAACTACAATTGATGCAGATAATATTATCAGTGGTATTATTAATACCGCAAGATTAGGTACAGGATCTGCAAATACTGAGACTTTCCTTAGAGGAGATAATTCTTGGCAATACGCTGTAACTGGTATTTCAAATAGCACTTTAAACGATCCAATTACAATGTCAGGACCTAACTGGAACAATGGTACAACAGACATTTATTATGGTAATATTGACATACAGGTTGAAAGAACAGGCTATTTAAATCCAGCAAATCCTTTAACCAACGAAGCAACTGTTGGTGTAGCAGGTTTTGCAGTAGAACATTTCAAAGTTACTAACGGTATAGTTGAAGCAAGAAACACAACTGAAAATGGCGAAATTGATGCACTGACATTAGGAGGACAAAATTCCGATTACTATAGGAATCCGGTTAATTTATCTAGAACAGTTCCAATTGAAAAGGGCGGAACAAATTTAGCAACATATACAAAAGGAGATATACTTTACGCAGGTACCGACCTTCCAACAGGAAACGCATACAGTTCAACAATGAGCACACTTCCTATTGGTACGGAACACGATGTAATGGTAGTTTCAGGCTCGTCAACGCCTGTATGGACGAGTAATTTAATACTAAATGGTGCTACTATTGATGCGATACAAATTGGAGTTACTGGCGCAAATATTATTGATACAGTATCTGCAGCACTTCCAGCTGACCCATGGGATTTAATTTTAGATTCACAAAGTGGAACGACTAAAGTAGATGATGATTTGATTGTTACAGGTAACTTAACAGTATCAGGCACTACAACCACTATCAATTCTACTGCAATTACAATCGATGATCCAATCTTTACATTAGGTGGTGATACAGCTCCGACTGCAGACGATAACAAAGATAGAGGTATCGAATTTAGATGGCATGATGGTATTAGTGCTAAAATTGGATTTTTTGGATTTGATGATAGCACAGGCTACTTGACATTTATACCTGAAGCAACAAATAATGCAGAAGTATTCAGCGGTACTCAAGGAGATATACAAGCAAGTAATTTCCGTGGAGCATTAATAGGTAATGCAGATACAACTACAAAATGGCAAACTGCTAGAACCATTACATTTGAAAACTCAGCAGATTTATTAACAAGGACTGGGGTAACAGGTAGTTTCACGATAGACGGAACTGCTGATATCAGTAATGTAGTATTAACTATTGTTCCTGAAGTATTGCAAGACATGGTAGGCGACATGGTTGCCGGAGTTAACGCAGACCAAAACGGAATAGCAGTTACATATGACGACACTAACGGAAAACTAGATTTTGATGTAAATGATTTTACTATTACGTTAGCAGGAGATTTATCAGGTTCTGTAACTATTACAGATTTAGCTAGCGGAACCTTAACAGCAACAGTTGTACCTAATAGTGTTGCATTAGACACAGATACAACTGGAAATTTTGTATCATTTATATCTATTGCACCGCAACAAGACTCAGACGGACAAGGTGGTTTCATTGCAACCGACGGACTTGGTATTGAATATAATAATGTAATAAATGTAACAGCAGCAATAGATGGTGCTGAATATTATATTACCAATGTAGGAACAACTACACAATGGAACTTATTTGATGCAGCAGGCGATCAAAGTCCTTATAATGTCAATGATACAATTGTAATTGCTAATGGTCCACCGACAGGCGATGGCCAGGTTCGTAGGGTTGAAGGAGAAAATACAACTGTAACTCTAAGACATGCAGATACAAGTACGCAGGCAAGTTCTAACAATGCAAATAATACTGTTATACAAAGTATTAGTCTTGATACATTTGGTCATATTACTAGTATTGGAACCAAAACTATAGACACTTATAGTGGATTTAATATTTTTTCAGATTCAAACACAGAACAAACTGTGCTTGAGACACATAAGTTAAAACTTGTAAGTGGTACCAATGTTGCTATAACTCAAACTACACCGGTAGCAGGAACTACACAATTTAGTTTTGCAAGTACAGATACATATGTTTCGTCAGTTGATTTTGCTACAGCAACCGGTATACTAACGTTAACACGAAATGACGGAACAACAGCCACAAAGGATTTGGACGGAAGGTACTTAACTTCATACACTGAAACTGATACACTTTCAACTGTGGTCGGCCGAGGTTCGTCAACAACATCTAGTATCTCAACAGGCGGATTAGAAGTAGCAGCAAGTTCAGGTCCTTATGTTATTATAAAAAATACTGTAAGCAATACTACCACCGGAGGAGCATTACAATTTAAAAAATTAAATTCAGTTGGAGCCTATTCAACTGTTAGTCAAATAATTAGCAACGTAAGTGATAGAACAAACGGTGCAGTTGAATCTACATTGCAATTTAAAACTTTAACTGCTAATACAGAACAATTAGGTATGGAAATAGACGGTATTGCTGTTTTACCTAGCGCAAATAACTCCGGTACATTAGGAACAGGAAGTCGGAAATGGAATACTGTTTATTCAACAACATTTTCTGGTACAGCAACTCAAGCTCAATATGCTGACTTAGCTGAAATGTATACTGCAGACAAACATTATACACCCGGGACTGTAATGATGTTTGGCGGAGATAAAGAAGTTACTGCTGCCAAAGGGTTAGCAACAACAAAAGTAATAGGAGTTGTATCAACTAATCCTGCATATTTAATGAACAGTGAACTAGAAAATGGCACAGCTATTGCATTAAAAGGTCGTGTACCATGCTTGGTAGTAGGCAAAGTTGAAAAAGGAGATATGTTGATTGCTAGTGATATAGCAGGAGTTGCAATAGCAACTCAAGAATTTATAGGCGGAGCGATAATAGGTAAAGCAATTGAAGCTAGCAATGATGCTGAAATCAAAGTTATTGAAATTGCAGTTGGAGTTTTATAAGGATAAAGAATGGCTATTAAAAAAATTAATGTAGGATATTTAGCAAATGACGGCACAGGAGATGATCTCAGAGAAGCATTTATTAAAGTTAATGATAACTTTGACGAAATGCAATATTTATTAAATAATGCTATTGCCACAGAAGCAGAAAACATTGGTAACGGCGCTCCTATATTTAAAGAAAAATTAGGAAATGTTCTAAAATTTAAAACTTTAACACAAGGATCCAATGTGCTCCTTACTCAATTCGGAGATCAAATTAACATCACTGCAGACGCAGGTTTAAAATCATTGATTGTCCTCACAGATGCAGGTAGCAATATCCTTGACGGCGGGGATAGAACTTTATATCTATCTGGGGGTAGGAATATCGGAACTGCTGTAGTTTATGAAAACGATCAAGCTTACATCAGGCATAATGTAACCGGCGAAGGATTAATGTTCCTTGACAAGGACCCACATTTAGGCGGTACACTGATAGGAAACAATCATGACATTACTGATGTATATACTGTTACTGCTAATACATTTATTGGTAATTTAAATGGTTTAGTAAACGGAGTTGATGTTGAAAATCTAAATTCTGTATTAAACCAACTAGAATTTGGAACATTTACATATGAAATTACTTCAATTATAGATTATGTAATTGCAACCACTGATATAGATTTTGGATCTTTTACAAACCCGTCCCAAATCAATTATGATCCAGGGGTATTTGCTTAACAGCTGAAGGAACTTGCATATGGAATTTTGGAGGAAAAGATCAGGAGCAATAATTGCAAAAATTAACGAAAGAGAAACTACATCAGTTGCATTACCTATAGACGAAAATTATTTACCATTAACCGAAAATAATATGACCTTGTCTGTGATAAGCGGCAAATTACCAAAAGGCATGCGATTAGTTGATCAAAATATAATTGGAACTCCGCTAGAAGTTGAGATTGAAACTTTATATGAATTTGTAATCAGGGCGGATGTAAGAGGAGTATTTGAGGATCGCACATATAAAATCCAAGTTTCAGGTCCAGATGATCCGACATGGATAACACCTGAAGGATTGCTTCCAATTGGAAGCAATCAAAGATATTTTATTATAGATAGTGCTGTAATTGATTTTCAATTGCTTGCTGACGATCCTGATGCTATTGTTGGTAAGGATTTAGAATATTACTTGTACTCAGGAGAACTACCAAAAGGATTGCGGTTAACTACCGATGGGCGAATTGTAGGCTTAGTTGATCCTATTATAGCTTTAGAAAAAGGTGTAACAGTTGATGTAGTTTCTGATAATGGTTATGATAGCTGGTATTACGATACAGAAATATTTGACTTATCAATTCCTACAAGAAGCCCAAAAAAATTAAATAGATATTATGAATTTATTGTATCAGTAACAGATGGTATTACTGTCGTAAATAGGAACTTTGAAATTTATGTTGTAGGAGATGATTTCCTTAGAGCTGATAATGCTATAATGCAAGTTGCAAATGGGGTTTTTAGCGCAGATAATACATTCATAAGAACCCCTATATGGCTTACTCCGGCAAACCTAGGTTATAAAAGAGCTAACAATTATCTTACATTAATATTTGACACTTTAGATTTGAACACCACAATTGGCTTTATTTCATACAAATTGTTAACAACTAATCCAGATGGAACTCCTAGTGTTTTACCGGACAATTTAGAGTTAGATATTTCAAACGGAGAAATAGCAGGAAAAATACCATATCAACAGGCAGTAACACGGCAGTATCAATTTACTTTAAGAGCTTCTAGGCAACTTCCTAATTATGTTGAAGAAAGTTATAAAGATAAAACATTTACTTTGAATATTTTAGGAGAAGTTGATAGCACAATTACGTGGAACACAGAAGCAGATTTAGGAACAATAAGCACTAATTTTATAAGTACCCTTTCAGTTCAAGCAACAACAAGCGTACCAAATGCTATAATGATTTATAATCTAGAAGAAGGCAAATTACCGCCTGGTTTACGTTTAGGAATAAAAGGAGAAATAATAGGAATAATAAAAAGTTTTGGCTCAGAAACTGAACTAGGAGTAACTACTTTTGATAATGGAAATCTGAAGTTAGATCAAAATTCAACCACACTAGACAGGACTTATATTTTTACAATAAAAGCAAGAGATCACCTTGGCTATAGTGCAATATCTAGGACTTTTACTTTAAAAATCCTAGATCCTGATAATAAAATCTTTAGTAACATTTTTGCACAACCATTTTTAAATAAAGATTTTAGGAGTCAGTTTAGCGAATTAATTAACAACCAAACCTATTTTGATTACAATTATATTTACAGACCAAATGATCCAAATTTTGGTATCCAACAAAAAATGAAAATGCTTGTATATGCAGGCATAGAAACAAAAGACAGTTCTTTTTATATTGCAGCATTATCAAAAAATAATAAAAGGAAAAAATATATACTAGGAAAAATTAAAAATGCTGTAGCAAAGCAGTTAGGAACACAAAAAATAATTTACGAAGTTGTTTATATAGATGTAATTGATCCTGATAATAATTATGAAAACTTTAATCCAACAAAGAAAAATTTTAGAATAAAGAAAAAAACTAATGTTACAGTAGATCAAACTTCTTATAATTACGATCAGTATAGTGTAGAGTTGCCACCTCCTATAGGTATTACCATTGGGACAAACGAACACGGAGAAGTTAATCATTATTTTGATCCTAATTTTATAATAGAATCACGATACGGTATTAAATACTTGGTAGATAAAAAACCAATTATTATAAATGAAAAACAAATTGCCGGAAAACTAATAGAAGGTCCAACAGAACCTTATAGGTTTAGACCGGTTCCTGAAAATACTGTAAAAGCAGATTTTAATGGTATGAGTGTTGATGGATTTAATGAGCAAACACGCTTTATATCTAACATATATCATAGTCGACAAGAAATTAAAAACATAGGCGAAACTGAAATAGAATATCTACCATTATGGATGCGAACAGCGCAACAAAATACAATTAAATCATTAGGATATGTAACTGCTATACCACTTTGTTATTGTTTACCTGGCACTAGTAAAGAAGTTTTAACTGCATTAAATAATGCAAATGTAAGTTTTTCAAATTACACCTTTGAAATTGATAGATTTGTTGTTGACACAATAGAAGGAGATGCGTCAGACCAATATTTACTGTTTCATAATTATAGTCATAATGCATAGATAAATATAATAATCGGAGAAACAAGCAATGTCAAACATACAAATTACTAATATTGATGAAAATTTTCCTATTGCAGGACAAGATAACGACAGTCAAGGTTTTAGAGATAATTTTAACGAATTAAAAACAAATTTAGGAATAGCAAAAACAGAAATTACAAATTTAGAAAATAACACAGCAAAAGTTAATGTTGATAATAATTTTTCTTATAATGAAATACAAAATGCTGTTTTTTATAGGACAACAGAAAAGTTTCTAAGTAAAGCAGCATCTGGATCAACCACTGTTACATGGTCGACAGGCTCTTATCAAAAAATTACAGTTACACAAGATCTTTCTTTAACATTAGATTTATGGCCTAACGCAGGACAATATGCTAAATTAATAGCCCATGTTGTTAGCGACGGAGAAGGAAATCATACAATTACCTGGGCGTCCACACAAGGCAACAACATTAAAGCAGATAGTAGTTTTCCAAGACTTGATGGCGAATTAAAGTTCCAAATTGAATCAGCTGTGAATCCAAAAATATTTGAGTTTTGGACTACAGATGGAGGTGCAACTATTTTCGCAAAATATCTAGGCGAGTTTTCTTAATGCACCCTTTGAGTAGTAACTTAAAAGAATTAAGCCTAAACACATTATTTGAAAAACTTAAAGAACTAAATCAAAAATTATATATGACCACTAATCCTTCTCTGATAAACCAAATTACAATGTTAATAGAGGATTATAAGTCAGCAATAGAGATTAAACAAAAACAAGATAAAGAATTAGAAAAAGAACTTGACGAACTGATAAAAATAAGTTAAAATGATTAGATGAATACAGAAAATTATACAACATTATATTCATTTGATACCTTTAAAGAATTAGTATATACAAACAATTTTGATAAAATTTTTTCACTTACTTACGAAGATAGTAACGATGTAAAAAAGTTTAATAATTATGCTACACATTTTAATTATAATACTTTAAATGATAAAAAAGAAAATTATATCTCTTTAGCAGAATTCGACAGAGCACAACAAAAACAATGGTTGATGCCGGCTGAGTACATTAATATCGATTTATTAGATAATTTAATAAAAAAATGTACTTCACAATCAGAAATAGATCGGGTTAATCTTGAATATAAAAAGTTTGAAAAAAATAATTTAATACCTTTACTTCATTATATAGTTTTTTTAATAGATAATATGCGTGAAAACAATATTGTTTGGGGAGTAGGTAGAGGATCAAGTGTGGCAAGTTTTATACTTTTTTTAATAGGTATACATAAAATTAACCCATTAAAGTATAATTTAGATTTCGATGAATTTTTAAAATAGGAGACAAAAAATGCCGTTAAGATCATCAGGAAGAAAAACGTATAAATCAATGCAAGGAAAACTTGTTGATATGGATCAATTAAGACAAAGAAACGAACTCACTCCTGCTGTTGGTAATATGCGTATAAACGCAAGAGGAGACGAATTAGGTCCAGGAGGAAAAATTATTAGGAAAAGAGAAGAAGTTCTTAAATCATATTACAATAGTCAAAAAGGTGTTCCAGATGAGCAGCCTGCTGTAATTACTAAAACATCTGAAATAATGGCAGAACAAGCTACTACTACAAAAAAGAAAAGCAGGACTAAAGATCCCCTTGTAGTAACAGAAGAAAGTTGGGTAGAAGACGCAGACGGAAATTTTGTTCCTAAAGATGCTTGATGCGTAGATTTTTTGCTATCCATATAACAAAAAATTACATAATAGAATTAGATTTTTTAAAATCATTTATTTCGTTAGGCTGGTTTGCAATACTTAATTACACAATGGATATTAGATTAAAAGGATCACATAAAGGATTTTATTGGTCCTTTTACTTACTGGGATTTAAAATTTTTGAAATTAACTTTTATAATAAAAATCACGAAGAAGATCGTGTTTACGACCCTATAATCGATTATTAAAGGATATATGTACAATACAGTTAAAGGCAACTTAAAACCAATTAAAGATAAAGTACTTGTTAGTGAAATGCATTTTGGAGAGCAAGTTACGGCTGCAGGAATAATCTTACGTGACGACGACGGAAAAACACACGGCATACATCCTAGATGGGGTCGTGTATGGGCCAAGGGACCTACAAATAAAGAAGACTACGATGTTGGTGATTGGGTGTTAGTTGATCACGGACGATGGACTCACGGTATTAAATTAGAAACAGACACAGGCGAAATTACCGTTAGAATGGTTGATAATAAAGACATCCTTATGGCAAGCGAAGAAAAACCGGCAGATGTTATAACAGGAGTCGAATGAATCAAATTGATTTAAACAAATACAAAGAATTTGTATCAGCAGTTACGTCAGCAGAAAGTAACGATACAACTGCTATGACCAAACGATTAAACAAAGTTGAAACTGAAACTAACGTAAATATGGCACTGCTTTTAACAGGTGCTATTGGACTCTCATCGGAAGGAGGAGAATTTGCAGAAATTGTTAAAAAATGCGTATTCCAAGGCAAGCCACTTGACCAGGATACTAGGTTCCATATCAAACGAGAACTTGGCGATATACTTTGGTATTGGATTAATAGTGTTCGTGCAATGGGGCTTGACCCGAATTCAGTGATTGAAGAAAATGTAAATAAGCTTAAAGCAAGATATCCAGACGGTGAGTTCGATGTATACTACAGCGAAAACCGTAAAGAAGGCGATTTATAAGGAGACGATATGTATTACTTCACAGGATTAAGTATTTTACTATTAGCAGGTGCAATTGGTTGCACCGAGCCTATGATAGACGATAGTAAAGGACAAGACGTCACAAAAACACCAGACATTATCATAAATGTTAATAACACTAACACTAACAATATTAACTCAACTGATACCGATAATATTACTTTCATTGACAACAGCACATTGACAGCTACAGCAACTGCTTCGGCTACAGCAACTGCCTGTGCAACTGCCTCAGATAACTCAACTGACAATTCAACAGATAATTGTACAACAGCAATTTTCTTTGACGCTTACAAAAACAATTTTTAATCATTGACATCCTACTATAGTATGCTATTATTATAGTAGGATTTTTTATGACCACACGGAGACACTTTGCAAACTAGCCCTATAAACACCCTACAACAATTGATGATTATAACCGCAGAAGAATGCGGAGAACTGACACAAAGATGTAGCAAGATTATACGAAAGTATGCTACAATAGAAGAAATAGAAGAAGAGCAAAGACAAAAATTTGTAGAGGAAGCAGGCGATGTATTGTGTATGCTAGAATTACTAGTAGCACACAAAATAACCAACTGGGAAGAGCTTAGACATCGTGTATCAATTAAACAAGATAAACTTAAAACTTGGAGTGAGTTAATCAAATGAAAGAACTTTGGGTAGAAAAATATAGACCTAAGACTGTAGAAGGATATGTTTTTAGAGATGAAGCACAAAAAAAACAAATACAACAATGGATTAAAGATCAAAGTATCCCGCATTTGCTTTTTAGTGGAAATGCAGGAATAGGCAAGACAACTTTAGCAAAATTACTGCTGCATGAACTAAATGTTAATGAGTTTGATATCTTAGAAATAAATGCAAGTCGTACTAATTCAGTTGACGATGTTAGAGATAAAATTGTAAACTTTGTACAAATGATTCCTTTTGGCGACTTTAAAGTTGTGCTGCTAGACGAAGCAGATTATTTGTCACCAAATGCTCAAGCGGCATTACGTGGAGTAATGGAGGAATATCATGAGTTTGCTAGATTTATATTAACATGTAATTATCATAATAAAATCATTCCTGCTATCCATAGTAGATGTCAAGGATTCCATATTGCTCGGGTAGATCAAACAGAATTCACGGCTAGAGTAGCAGAAATTTTAATTGCAGAAAATGTAACACCAGATCTTGATATCCTTGATACATACGTCAAAGCTACCTATCCAGACTTACGCAAGTGCATAAATATGGTGCAAATGAATGTACAGGACAAAAGTTTACTTGCTCCACACGAAAATGACTCTGGCGAAGCAGATTGGAAACTAGAGATGGTAGATCTTTTCAAAACAGGTAAAATTGCAGAGGCTAGAAAACTTTTATGTGGTACAGTCCGTCCTGAGGAAATGGAAGGCATTTATCGCTGGCTTTACGAAAATTTAGAATTATTTGGCGATGATGAAAAACAAGATTCAGCAGTATTAATTATTAAACAAGGACTAGTTGACCACACATTAGTTGTTGATCCTGAAATTAATCTTGCGGCTGTACTAATTAAATTGAGTAGATTATGAAAATAAAACATCATTTAAAAGTAAAAGAATTTGCAATTAAAATTCCATATTTTCACCAAGAAATACATCCAATTGACCGAGTAGAAAAACTATTTGGTGAATCTGAAAAAGTATTTGCTGATGACGAAACTACAATAGTTGATTATAACTGGTATTATTGGCATGAGAATCCCGATGATCCTATGCTGACTTTTTGGTTTAAAGGTAAACCAACAAAAAAACATACGTTACTTGCAATGCAAGTTGATTCGTATGAGATAGTTGATGCTAAGTACCATAATGACGATAACCTATTTGATCAATTTTTTGAGGTAGCAGCATGACATATATTGTAGATGATAACTGTATCAATTGTAAGCACATGGATTGTGTGGAAGTCTGTCCAGTAGATTGCTTTTACGAAGGTGAAAATACTTTAGTTATCAATCCTGATGAATGTATTGACTGCGGCGTTTGTCAACCAGAATGTCCTGTTGATGCAATTTGGCCTGACACCAAAGTTGATCCAGCAAAAAAACAATTTTGGATTGATTTCAACCATAAATGGTCACAACAATGGCCAAACATTACAAAGAAAAGAAAAGAAGATATTCCTAAAGATGCAGCAAATTGGGCATATAAGCCAAATAAGCTAGAAGAATATTTTTCAGAAAACCCTGGAAAAGGGGATCAACCAGAGGAAGATGAATGAAAGTAAGATTAGTTAGTTACTCCCAACCTGCAGAAGATTTCGCAAAATCAGTAGAAGTATTACCCAATGCACAGGATTTAGTTGCATACTGTGCAAGGGTGTCTAATCCTTCTAATCAAATGAATACTGAGACGAGCGAACGATTATTAAAATACCTTATCAAGCACAAACATTGGAGTCCGTTTGAAATGGTAAGTGCTTGTTTAGAAATTGAAACTACTAGAGATATCGCACACCAAATCGTACGACATCGCAGTTTTGCATTCCAAGAATTTAGTCAGCGATATGCAGATCCAGCTGAATTTGGAGATCAGTTTGTTATTCGCGAAGCTAGATTACAGGATGATAAAAATAGGCAAAACAGCATTGAAACAGACGATCCGGAATTAGAAGCACATTGGATACATAAGCAGCGAGAAGTTATTGCGGCTGCCAAAGCAGCATATGAATGGGCTATTGAAAACGGTATTGCTAAAGAGCAAGCACGGGTTGTATTGCCAGAAGGAAATACAAAGACACGCCTTTATATGAATGGCAGCCTACGTAGTTGGGTACATTACATTGAATTACGTGGAGCAAATGGGACACAAAAAGAACACATGGAAATTGCCCATGCTTGTGCAAAAGTTGTAGCAGAAATCTTTCCAAACATAATGAGCTTTGTAGATGAAGGATAAATTTATCCATGCATTTATGGACGTTGCAGAACGTTTTAGCAAATTATCCAGTGCAAAGCGACTGCAAGTAGGTGCTATTATTGTAAAGGATGATAGGATTATTTCTATTGGTTACAACGGTATGCCTAGCGGTTGGGATAATAATTGCGAAGCAACTATTTTTGTAACAAAAGCCGAAGCACAAGGCTATGATATGGTTGCTCAGGGCTACACTGAAACTGAAAAAGGTAACTGGACAAGATTAAAAACTCGGCCCGAAGTATTGCATGCAGAAAGTAACGCCCTTGCTAAACTTGCCCGCAGTAGCGAAAGTGGCGAAGGTGCAACAATGTTTATTACACATCAGCCATGTTTAGACTGTGCAAAATTAATTTATCAAAGTGGTATTTCTAGAGTATATTTTAAAGAGCCTTATCGGCTTGACACTGGATTAGATTTCTTACAAAAATCTAATGTTGAAGTTTACAAAGTTTAGGGGCCTTTCGACCCCCCTCCTTAGTTAATGGGTTATTCGTCTCCGTAGATAGCTAGTACTTCTTTAACTGCTTCGTGACGTTCAATGTCACGATGCTCAAAGTTTACTATATCTAACCGGGTTAAATCACGAGTGTACAAATGTTTTATGAATGATACTAAACCATTGTCTGTAAGTCTATCTGCTTGTGCTAGATCACCAGTAACTACCATCTTAGAACCCTCTCCAATGCGTGTTAATAACATCTTCATTTGATTAGGTGTTGCATTCTGCATTTCATCTGCTAGAATAAAACTGTTCTTAAATGTCCGTCCTCGCATGTATGCTAGTGGTGCTATTTCTATAATGCCTTCGTCGATCATCATAGTTATTTCTCTGGCAGTGAAATATTCTCTTATGACATCGAATATAGGTCTAGTCCACGGAGCCATTTTTTGCTCTAGCGTTCCTGGTAAAAATCCTAAGTCTTCATCGACGCTAACTGCAGGACGAGTAACAATAATTTTTTCAACCTCACCTTCCTTAAACAGTTTTACAGCGATTTGGACTGCTAATAATGTTTTACCTGTACCAGCTGGACCTATTCCAAAGACGATGTCTTTATCCTTGTCTAGCAATTTTAACATGTAAGTTTCTTGATTTCTATTACGTGGTAGGACTCTAACTTGACGCTTTTTCTTATATGCATCAAATTCAACAACGTTATTAGTTGCTTCTTCATATCTCGGCTTGCGGGCCGAACGTCTTGCACCCATTAAGTTCCTCCTTGTATGGATAAAATAGGGCTTAACCTTTCCAGTAAGGCCAGTGCCCTACACAAATATTTAGCTGTATCTTTTAAAGCTAAACTTACCTTAAAATACGATAAATAAAAGTAATAAATATAGGATTATCTGAAATGCAAGACATTTATGACGTAATAAAAAACGTAGAAAGAATATATGAAAGTAATACAGGTTTCCAAATCCTAAAAGATTTCGAGCGTGTATTAGATGAATTAGACTTATATGTATATGATAATTGGGAAGATGGTGAATTAGCCGAAGGGCCGATTATTGATAGACATTGGGTTACATGTAAATTTTTCTGGGATAGGAATAAGATGCCGGACCCTATGGGCGGCAAGAGATTATTAGATTATGATTGCAAAATTAAGTATCAAAAAACTTATATGCTTAAACCTAGGAAAATACGAAAACCCGATGACATGCGCCCAGGCACCAAAAAAGGAAAACTCGATCGTCGTCCTATTTGGATTGTAAGCATTATGATGCCTAAAAAATTATTAGCTGATATATATGGTAGCTACAAAGAAAAATGGGATTGGATAACAGATCCTGCAACAGAAGCAACAGCACCTGGTACTGAGCAACCAGCTGATGACCTAGCAGCAGGCGGAATGCCCGAAGGAATGGATATGGGCGGAGCAGCACCACCTGAAGCTGGAGCAGCACCTCCTGAAGCCGGAGCAGCACCGGCAGGAGCAGTATAATGAGTCTACATAAGCACGATTTAAAATATATGATGTATGATATTTTTGAAGTAGATTCATACACTAGCAAAATGGGAGAAGATAAAGACATTGTAGTTGTAAGTTTTACAATGAAAGACAAGGCACCTGCAGACGATTTAGTTAAATTTTTAGAAAGCGGCTATAGTTTTATACTTGATGCAGATGTATCAGCAGGAGAACTTAACGACGGTAACTATAAAGTTTTTGTAGAAATTGAAAGAGATAGACATATAGGCGAAAACCTATACGAAATGCTTGACGGTGTTAAAAAAATAAGCGGAGTAAATAATTTAAAATTCCGTTATTATAAAAACTTTAACAGCAAAGAAGCAACATTAGAAGCACTTACAGAAACAATACCAACAAGTGCAGATGATTACAGTGTAAAACTAGAACAAACAACAATGGAAAACTACAAGCATTTCTTTAGCAATAGTTATTGTGATAATATTGAGATGTTAAGCGAAACTATTGTATTACAAAAACCACACACAGAACGATTACAACTACGATTTTTAGATTTCGGTGACAAACAAGATGTATTTGATAGGTTAACAGAAAGTTTTAATCCATGGGATTTTGCAGAAATCATATATCTATCAAAATATATAGGCGATTATAATATTACCAAATATGGTAATAAATTGACGTTAGAAAACAAAGGAAAAACACTAGTTGTAGAACGCATTTCTTAAGGAGAACATAATGGCAAAATCCGACTTCAAATTTGCATTTGAACCGCCAATGGTTAAAGAATTGTTACATGGAAATATTGAATGGAATAATTGGTATAATGCAATGTGTGAGATTTTGCCTCTCTGGGAAATTAACACTATTGACCGTGTAGCAGGATTTATTGCACAATGCGGTCATGAATCTCGTAACTTTTCTGTGCTCACCGAAAACCTCAACTATTCAGCAGCCGCACTTAATAGAATCTTTCCAAAATATTTCATCCGTGCAGGTAGAAATGCACAAGAATATCATAGACAACCAGAACGTATTGCAAATGTAATCTATGCTGATCGCATGGGTAACGGTGATGAGGCTAGTGGCGACGGTTGGAAATATAGAGGCGGTGGTATACTGCAGTTAACAGGTTGTAATAACTATACAGCATTTGCAAAAGAAATGGGAATTACTGTAGATGACAGTGTAAATTATGTAAGGACAAAAAAAGGCGCCTTAGATAGTGCATGCTGGTTTTGGGACACAAACAACATAAACCGTTATTGTGACGATCAAGATATCGTGGGTATGACTAAACGCATTAATGGCGGTACAATTGGTTTGGAAGATCGCAAGAAGCACTGGGAACATGCATTAGATGTGTTAGGAGGCGATCTTGATTCTCACAGTGTTGACCGTAATCAAATTGTTAAAAAAGGCAGTAGGGGGGCATTAGTCACAGAAATACAAGAACGATTAGATATTAAACCTGCAGATGGTATATTTGGTCCGGGAACCGAAGAAATAATAAAAATTTGGCAAGAAGATAACGGACTTTATCCAGACGGTATAGTAGGTCCTAAGACAATTGAAAAACTGTTAGGCTGATTATGGGTATTTTTGCTGGCATAAAATATGGCTTAATAGCACTTGTATTACTTGCTGGATTTGCAGCATATGATTATGTAATAGATTTACGTGTAAATTTAGAACAAACAAAAGCTAACCTAGCAACATCCGAAGCAAACACACAATTGTTAGAAAATGAAATAGGTAAACAGCAAGAAGTGCTTGACCAATTACAAAAAGATTTTAAAGACATTACAGAAGCAAATAAAAAACTAGAAAATGTAAATCAAAAATTAGTAAAAGAGTATGCAGCACTTGACACAAAATTTAACAAGATTAATGCAAGTGGAGAAAAGCGAGACATTGGTAATCTTGCTGTACAAAAAACAAAAGCAATAGAAAAAATTGTTAATCGTGCAAGTGCCAATGCCTTAAGATGTGTAGAGATAGCTATGGGTAGTCCACTTACAGAAGAAGAAAAAAATGCAACAAAAAAATCACAGATCAATCCTGAATGTACTAGCATTGCGAATCCTAAATTCGTACAGTATTAAAATATTTGCATTAATATTACCCGTATTGTTTTTTGTAAACAGTTGTACAAAAGACATCACTCCTCCTCCTGTTAAAAAAATAGAAACAGTAACAAAATATATAGAAAAAACTCCCCTCAACTTAGACAAACCTGCACCAGTAGAAATGAGTAAAGTAAACTGGATACTAATAACCGAAGATAATTACGCAGATGTATTTGCAGAATTAAAAGACAAAAATGCAGATGTTGTTCTTTTTGGTTTAACAGATGACAATTACGAAACTCTAAGCAAAAACTTTGCACAAATCCGTGCATACATAATCAAACAAAACGAAATAATAAAACAATATAAAAACTACTACGAAAATGTTACAAAATAACCAGATATAATGTAACATTCGTACCGCTAAATACTATGTACGCCCGAGGGCGGTAATGGGGGCAAATATGGATTTAGCACAACAAGTACAAGGTATGTCACACTCTGAAAGTTTTCAGATGTTAGGAATGCATCTAACTGACATGATAGTACCTTGGTTAGCAATCTTAATTAGTATAGCAGCAGCATTTTGGTTTAAAGATTTTGCACAAAATCTTGTGGCCGGTATGGCGTTTAAATATGGTGGAAACTTTCGTGAGGGCGATCAAGTCATCTTAGACGGACACGATGCTATGATTATTAAGATAGGTATGAAGGAAACTGTATTTGGTAGATACACGGACAAAGGTTACACCTGGCAATATGTACCAAATGAAAAAATTGAATACCACAAATTAGAGAAAATTGTACACAGAGACCTACACTTAGATACTGATATAGAAAAAGGGCAACAGATAATGGAGCTGATAGCAAAAGCTCAATCAACATACAAAAAACCATTGGAGGTAAACAAAGATGCCAAGGGCACATCCCCTCTCGAAGGATGAGGAAACAAACATAGTAGAAAACAAAACTGAAACAGGATTTGACAAATACAAATATGACGAAGAAATTGCTGTTCCTGCTTCTACTGAAACCACTACAAAACGGGTAAAGTTAGATTTAGAAGTAGATGCAACTGCAAAGGATTTAGGAGTAAATCCTTTTGCAAAATGGATACACTTAGCCCATGCTGTAGACAGCTGGAGGATATTTCCACGTATCTTTATAACCACATATATTGTGTTATTATATAAAAGTGTTATATGGTATATGGAACTACCAAATCCTACAATGGAACAATCTGGTCTTATAAGCATTGTTGTAGGAGCAGGTGCTGCTTGGTTTGGTTTATATACCGGGAGTAAACGATAATGTACGAATATAACAGCATTATCCGCTATGTTGTAGACGGTGATACAGTAGATGTTGATATTGACTTAGGATTTGGTGTTTGGTTACGAGATCAACGTATAAGACTATATGGAATTGATACTCCTGAAAGCCGAACAAGAGATCTAACTGAAAAACTGTTTGGCTTTGCGGCAAAAGATTTTGTAAAAAATTACTTACCAGTTGGCAGTAAACAAATACTAAAAACATTTATAGGTAAAGACGGAGAAGACATGCGAGGCAAATTCGGACGTATACTGGGGGACTTCTTTATCAATGACGGCAAAATGCTTGTTAAAACCATGATAACAGAAGGATATGGTGTTGCTTATTATGGACAAAGCAAAACAGTGATACAGGAAGCACATCTGAAAAATCGCCAGCTTCTAATTAGTAAAGGTATCGTTAAAATATAACTAAGTAGTATTATGGACTACTACGATTTACTCGGGGTTAAGC